TTAATAGCAAAATCTTCTCCGCTATCACCATTGGTATCAGCTTTAGAATTAACTGCTGTTCTTATTGTTGTAAATTCAGTATTAAAGTCAGAGCCAGATATTACTTTCGCAGCATCACTATCTGAGAGAGCATCTTTTCCTGACCAATTGACTGCTATAGTATAATTACTCATCTTATTTTTCCTTGTTTAGAAATTATTGCCAAATCTTGAATCGAAGTATCATATCCATTACTTAAAATAGATAAATTTAATTTTAAATATTTTGCACTACCTGCCAATGGTGTAGTGTATTCTTGCAAACCATATATAGGTGTAAATTTAGAAGTACCATACAATGATGTAGATGCTCCCCATAAGGCTGTTGTACCAGTTGTAGCGGGTTGTAATGCAATTTCAGTTGTTGCAGATGAATTCATACTGTAATCTTTGTACCATCTTAATCCTAATGTTGCACCACTACCACCTTCTAAAATTAAAACCATTCTTTTTAATAAAGAAGCGGAAACTCTTTCGCCCATTCTAATCCATATACTAGATATATCAGCATTGATAGCAGCATTAGTATAACTAGCTGCCGAACTAACCCAAGCTAAATCTGTATCAAAATATCCTTCATAACCTGCTATGCCACCATCTTTTTGCCCTGCTACTAATCCTGCATACAATACAGACTGTATCATACAAGAAGGTTCTCGGTCATTATCAAAAGTCCATGTTGTTACTCGAGGTGTTCCTGCAGGTGTAGCATGTTTAAAATCAAATACATATGTAATATTTTTATCAGTAAAAGTCATAAGATATATGCCTTCATTTTCTAAATATATTGATTTAACATTTGTACTTAAAGCTATATTTCTAATTAATGTGTCTTTAATAGCTAAAGATAAATCTTGCAAAGGTAATTTATCTTTTTCTGTTGTACGAGCTAATGACCTTAATCCTGTTTCTGATAAAAAAACTAAATCATCAGCAATAGATTGAACACTATCTCTAGCTACACATCCTACTCCTCGTATAACTTCATTAAGTGCTAGTGTTCCACCCGACTCTGGGCCATCATATAACACAATATTGTTTTTACCAAATATAACTAATTGTCCATAAAAAGGTGCAATCGCTACAATTTCGTCATTTCCCCATACTGTTTTTAAATCAATAAATCCTGCGCTTCCACTATGCCAATCATCACCATCTAATAAATTAGAATAAAAAACAACATCTGGGGCTTCTGTAACTCCTCCTACCCACAACTTTCCGTATGCACCCATACCACAACTAGGGTCAAATAGCGTACTTATAGACGAAGGGTTAGTTGCATGTGCTGCCCATCTTGAGCCAGAACTTTGTGCACCATCATATTTTTGTGGCACTACTCCTGTGTGTAAACAATGTAATCTTTTATTAAAATTAATAAATTGCCAATTACCTGTGCTATTAGCAACAGTATGCTTAACATCAGCACCACTACTAGGAAAGGCAGCATTAGGAGTTGTAAAATCCACTGTGTAAATAGAAGTGCCATAACTAGCAAATATTTTATTTGTTCCAGAATCATTATGCTCCACCATAGAACCTATAGCTGTACCAGTAGGAACTACTTTTTGTTTTAAACCTTTTCTAAAAGATATTCTACCCGACTCTCTCATTACTATATTATCTGCAGTTGTGAGATATGATGGGTCTAATGTAGATGGATTACTTTGTGTATTTAATCCATTTACACCAAAATTATCTAAAGGTAAATATTCTAAATTTTTAGCCATTATCTAAAATTTACTGTTCCATGAGAATAATTTTCGTTTACATACCAATCTGATTCATATTGTGTATTGCCACTATCTAACATAATTGCTTGTTTAATAGCATCATTAGCTTCTTGTGCCATAAGACTAGATTGTGTACCACCATCTTCACCACGCTCAGATATTGCTCTAGCCCATGCACCTAGTATTACAGGTTTACTTGGTATTTTTAATACTGTAGCTGCTAAAGTTAAATCATCTTGTGGCTTAACAATATCAAAAGACAATGTATGTGCTTCTGTAGGTACTGGTGATAAATCTACTTTTAAATTATTAGAACTATCACTACCATTAAATGCGTAATACAATGGTTCACCTGTTTCATCTGTAGGGTATTTAACTGTATTAATATAATTTCTACTAGCTTGATTTAAATGTATACCAGTATTATTATTTACAACATCAATAATTTTTATTTCCTGACCAGAACTTAGGTTGTAATTTTTAGTACCTGCTACTGTAGTAATATCTACTGTTTCTCTAAGATTTAGCCAATCATGATAACCTTCAATACTTTTTTTACTATCGTTAATTAATGCACCAATAGTTTTTTGATATGTTGATATTGTGTTAGAATCATTTATTGCACCAGACCAATCACTAGATATAATATCTTCTCTAAGTCTAATTAGTACTTGATTTATTAATTCTCTATATGTCATATACTATCCTTTAATTATTTTTCCCCATACTGAACATCTACCATCTACTATATCCACTACTTCAACTTGAAAATTTCCATTGTCAAAAAAAGTTACAATACCAAAAGCGTGATTCCAGTTATGTAGTCTGCCTTTTAACCATGTGTTGTTTTCTGCTGACATATCTTTTAAACAACCCATTGACCAAGCACTTATATTTCCATCTAATAATCTTGTTGATGAAAACCTAGAAACATCATGTGTGTGTCCGTACATAATGTTTGTACCATATCTTTCTAAATGTGTCTTAGCATGAGTAGTTGTTGTATACGCACCATGTACAAAAGACAACTTACCAATAGTTAAAACCTCATTGTACTTACGATACTCATAACCTCTGTCATCCCATTTACAAGCATTTCTAAATAAATACTGTTCAAGGTATGGGTTTTCTAATACAAAAGCATCTAGCCACTCATCATGATTACCTGCAAGAATATGTCGAGTATTGCATTTAACCTTGTCTAACACCCTGTCAAACCTGTCTATTTGTTTATTAACAGCTTTAACTTCTTTATCTATTTCTGGTAACTGGTACTCTAGTGGTGGTCTTTTCTGTCGTTTATACCTATGCCCCGATACAGAATTCCATTCTCCAACATCACCCAGATTAATAAATATGTCTGGTTTAATCTCTTCTATTGCTTTTAGTACAACTTTGACCGCTTTCTCATCATGTATCGGAAAGTGTTGGTCGGGTATAACTACCGCCCTTTTCATTTTTACCTACCTTTTGCTAGTTGCGCTCCAAAGTAGAATTCGATAATCATTGTTGCCCATCTAAATATTTCATCAAATTTCAACATCCCTTCTACAGTAACATACTCTATTTCGTCTGCTGTCAATTGAAATCCTAATATACTAAAGCCTTCTGTTACTGTCGGTATAACAGTTGGCACATTCCAAAACACAGGGGCTACCTGTGTAAATATAACTAAAGCTAATATAGTTAAAATAATAATTCTTCTGTTCATAGCAGCCATAGGGCTTTCTTTATCTGCTCTATCTCTTGCCATGTTGATAGAATCGTTACGAACTTGCAACGATTGTATCATTAATTTTTGTTGTTCTTGTGCTGCTTGACTTTTTAATGCAAATAATTTTGCAAAAAAACCTAATGCAATTGGAGCAACATTTGTTATAAAAGCTATCATGCAACTAATTTTAATAAATTGAACATACCTACTTCACTTGCTAAAAAATATGCAAAACCACCATAAATAAAATATCTGATTTGATTTAACATATTAAATATTTTTTGTATTTTATCGTTAGTATCGTCAATCTTACTAAAAAGTTTAGCTATTTGATTAGAATGTTTGTCTAACTGTAACTGAACTCTATTATTTTCCATTACTTTTTAAATCCTTTTTTCATTTTTGCATAGGCTTTTTTAGTAATAGTAGATTTAGACTTGGGTCTACTAATACCTTTTTTCTTCCTAGCATTAATGTTTGCGTATAGTCCTCGTTTAGCCATTACCATTTCACCTTATTTGCCCAGTAAGCTGCACTCATCTTACCTTTTTTAATATTTTTACCATGTCTAGCTTTGAATGATTTAGACCTAGCTGTTGTTTTTCTATCGCCAGTAACTCCTTGTTGACCAAATCTAATTGTTTTAATTTGGTTTCCATCTTTTGCTACTACAACATGACTCTTTGTTTTATGGCTAGGTGTACGCTTAGGTTTATTAAATCCAGATACACCTGCTCTTGCTAATCTTGAATCTTTTGCCATTATTTACCTTTAGCTTTTAATTGTGCTTTTTTACTTAATTCTTTAAAATGAAATAATTTCACACTTGTTTTTGTATGTGATTTATTTGTATGCAAACTACCATTAGGCATTTTATGAGTAGTGCCTGTATGTAATGTGCCATCTTTTTTATAATGTTTTACACCTTTCATATTAGTATTTTTTACTTTTACGTTTAATTGGTGTTTTTTTCTTTGGTTTTTTTCCGTACATAATAAACTCCTAGTTTGCTAGTGGATTATCTAAAGACTCTTGTATTCGTTTTTCCATATCTAACTTAGTCTTTTCTACTTTTATCTCAAATCTGTCTAGTTTATCATCATAATTAGTAAGTTTAGTGTCTACTGACTGTAACTTACCATCAACTTTTGACTCAAGATTCCATTGTGCATTACGCAAATCTGTCATATCTTTTTTTAATTCTATCTTTATTGCGTTTGCATGTTCTTCAATTCTTATAACATCAGCAGAAGTCTTAGACATTTGTCCTGCTATAGCGTCTAAGTCCAAATTTGCTATAGATTCGACTTTTTGGTACATAAGAAAGCCACCATACAGCGTACCAACAATCGTTGAAATAAAGGCAAATGCTCCAACGATACTCGCACCACTTAATCTAAGTCCAAAAATTTTTAATCTTTTGTCTTTTAGACCTTCACCTTGTCTAACTATGTCCTCTAAATCTGCCATCAGTTGTTAAATGCACCATCATTTTGTAATTGTTTAAGATATTCTATCTCTTGTCTTAACCTTTCTACTTCTAATCTGCGTCTTTGTAACTCAAGTTGGTATAAAGTATTACAATTTATTCGCTCTTTTGGTGCATCTAAAGGTATTATTATTCTAGCATACAATCCAACATCTTTGGTCTGTGGATTTAAATCATTTTTTTTACCTATAATTGGCACTACTGCGTTGTTTATTACTCCAGTAAACCCAAATTCAAAGTTTGTTGCCCCACCTATACTATTAGAACAATCTAAATCACCTGCTTTAATCTTGTCTGAGCCACTACTTGTACCCGAACTTGGTAAAGAAAATGACATTGAGTTGCTTTCAGCTATTGTTTGCGTACTTAACAACAACAAAATAACTAACCACCTCACTTAAACCTCGAACATATCTTTGATTCTACTATAGGTTTAAAGTCATCATTACCTCTAAGTTTAGATGTTGAGCATATATACTCTGCTTTTTTAGAATCATTGTCATTTACATAAACATCAAACTTAACACGACTCAAATACTTTACTCTTAATATTTTGTACCTAGTTACAAATGGTATAGGTTGCCAATCTTTATCAAACACACCTATTTGATACCATTGCACATCTGACCTTTTATTAAAAACTTCCATAGAAGTCATCTTAGCACTTGGTATAAACGACATTTTCCACTTTGGGTAAGTGGGTGTCATATCATGGGCAGCTACAATACTAGATAGCAATGCCCACAGTATTACTGGGCGATACATTGTGCTGTTACAACTGCTGTATATGAACCACCAGGAAATGCTGTATTGTTACCACCGCCATAAGTAGCAGATGATGTTACTTCAAACCATGTTGTTCCTGCTATAGTCAAAGCATACTGCCTCATAGCACCTGTTGTTGTACTAGCTGCTTGATAACCCGACATATCTGTACTAGATGTTTGTGCAACTGTTACACCACCTGTCCAAGTAACATTATCACTAAGACTTGGGCTTGAACTAAAAGACTCTGGGTAACTTATTTGTGCGTAATAAGCATCAGCTAGTGATGTATCAAATCTAACAATAGGTTTTTGTCCACCATCAGCAGGTGTAGTATTTAATGTGTAGGCATTAGGGTTTCCATAATATCCTACAGTATCAGTTGCTACTGTACATCTTGATTGTACTGTGCCTGTAATATCTGTATTAGCTTCTACTTTTTTTGGAAACAAAAAAGAACATCCAGTAATTCCTAAGACTAAAAATAGTGTAATTAATTTTTTCATTTATATTGCTCCTGTATCAT